ATTCAGATTAGTAACCTGAACCAGCTGTGACGCAACCTGCAATGAGTATCGCAGGCGCTAATGATGGAGGCGTATTTCCTCCTCTTGAGCTCTCCATGGAGCAAAAGAGTTTTGTCAGGAACTGTGTAAATGTTCTACTGACGTTAAGCCGAGTCTTTCATTTTGACTCGACTGGTTATTCTCCGAAGGGCACTTATGATCATTGGATCTATTGTGCTGCTGTCGTAGGGGATCCACTGAAATTCGTTAAATGGAAAATCAGTGCGTACTACTCCTTTCATAAGGGGCAGGACATCCCAGACAGGCCCGGTAATTTCACGGACAACCCTGGTGTGCTTTTAGGTGGTCGAGCGTACAAATATCTGAATTTGATGAGAAGGACGAATGGAATGCTTTTTGAGTCATTCATTACGTCAGTCCTCTATTCAAAGAAAGGTATGCCCCGACCGTCGAAGGAGTACATTAAGAAAAGTGAGAAAGCTGCTTTTGAGAAATTGACTAAACCAGTCCCAGCAAGGGGAACCGAGTTCCTGATCCAATGGGGAGATGTTGAAGAAGAGGATGACAATTTTGTCCTCGACGTCAACACCGTTAAACAACAGATCAGCCGAACAGTACATGAACTATTCGATAGCGCGGAATACAGCGAGCTGGAGAGAATTGAACCATTCTTTCCATCAACTTCAGCGAACTACATCAACTCACGTAGTGAGATGGGTGCAGTAGCCGCTTGTATGAGTGATGAAATCATGTCCGGTCTCCGTATAAAGCCGGAAGAGAGTCTAATAAAGACAACAATTAGTAAGTCGCGTCGTCATCAGACGATGCGATGCGAAACTGTAGAGCTTCGCGCACACTTCATGGAGTTTTATCGACGTGTTTGCAAGAAAGCGGATTCCGAGGAACCTCTCGCTTTGCCCCTGGGTCTTCCCGAGGCACTGAAGGTGAGAGTAATTTCGAAGGGTCCACCGTTTTTGTATACGATGTTGAAACCACTCCAAAAGAAACTCTGGAGCGTCCTGAAGGATCACCCTTGTTTTCGATTGATTGGTAGGCCTGAAACGGCCGAATACATTCATGAGAGGATGGGAGCGAACCTTCCGGAGGGGAAGAAGTTTCTGTCGGTCGATTATACCGATGCTACCAATGAGATGATGAGTTTTTGTTCGAACGAGTCCGTACGTGTTCTGTCTGACATTTTAAAATTGTCAGAAGAGGAACGCCGAGGATTCTATCGAGCGATGACGGAGCATGTTATTGAGTATGATGAAGAGAAGCGCAAGCAAACTATGGGTCAGCTTATGGGTTCGATTGTGTCATTCCCTATACTGTGTATTGTCAACGCAGCCATCTGTAGATGGGCTATGGAGATTTCCGACAAGAGACATTGGTCACTGAAGGATATCCCGTTAGCTATAAATGGGGACGATGCGGTTATGAAGATTAATGAGAAAGGGCGGGAGATTTGGGCGAAGATCGGGAGCTTTTGTGGACTATCACCTTCAATAGGTAAGGTCTACTATAGCGAACAATTCCTCAACCTCAATTCCGCCACTTTTCATTACCATCGCGAGGGGTTTTACTCCTACTACGCTTTGGATAAGAAAAATGAGTGTAAACGGAAACGGACGTGCAACTACGAGTTAATCAAGTATGTCAATCTCGGTTTGCTTTTCGGTCTTAAACGATCGGGGGGTAAAGTGAGTGTATTTGATAATGATGAGTTTGGCACATTCGGGTCTAAAGCACGAAAACTTATTTCTTCTTGCCCCGATTCGCTCCAGGAGCGTGTTCTGTGTCAATTTTTGCATATCCAGAACAGTAAGTTGAAAGTCGCGCGGATCCCGTGGTTCATCCCCGAGTCGCTTGGCGGCCTGGGACTTCCCACTGTGGGGACCTACCAACCTTGTAATAAGGATCTTCGATTAGCCCGGAAGATCTATGAACACTACAAGCTGCCGTCCAGGCCAAAGCCGGGACAGTGGAAAATTTGGCAGGTGGCTCAGTCAAGAGTTAAATTTGTTACAGGAAACGCTGCTGCTTCTGCGGCGATGTTTCTTCCGGACGTCCATGGTCTGAATAATGTGATAAGTGAAAGTACTCTACTGGGTTTGTATTGTGTAGAATGCCTATTTCGGTCTACTCCTACGGAACTATTTGCTGCAAATGCAGATTCTTCTAAAGGTATGACTATTTGGCTACGAAAAATACAGGGTGTGTGGAAAAAGGCATTATTAGATGACATACCCTTCCCCGAACCATTCAATATGGATCGCTTACCTATTGTGCATTCTACATCGGATATTCCCTATATATTCGAGAATGCTAGCTTTATAGAACCAACACATTCGGTGTCTACTTAGATGACCGGAAAGCCTTACTTGGCAACTGCTCATGAGTTATGGAACTATCTGTACCGTGAAATGGAATAATGAGTGTTTACTATCTAACATATGAAGGTCTTGGTGTGACCAAAAGTCCACCTTATATACTAACATAAAAGTGAAGTAGTGAATTCTATCGCTTCTGTCTATCCGTACTGTATGGTCCTAACCCCTGATGCTGCCCTTGTAGTATAAGGATTCCGACAATTATTTGAAATCGCCGATATCTTGACAA